AACTGAACGCCGTCATAGGTTCGGTTGCCAACTCTAACCTTCTTAGCCATATCGCCAGCAATACTGTTACCAAGGCTATCATCCCAAATAGAGCTATCCGCCGGGCCAGCTTTAATACGACCATGCAGACCCATACGGAGCTCGCGCTCAACAATCCCCTGTGCAACTTGCGTGGCTAAGAACCGGATACCCGTATTGGGGACACCTGTCCAGCCGTACCACTCACCTATTCTAAACAAATCACCTTTAACTGTTCCGCGCCATTTACCGTCCGCCCCTCGATAATCAGACCCATCACTTTCAGCCCAGAATCCAACAGAGAACGGCTTTGAGCTACCCCAGTCAAAGGATCTAAACAACCGCCATGTCTCTGGTATGATAAAGCCCGGAACAACATTCCAAGTAGATGACCACACATCATCGAACATACCTCCGGACGTAATGTCCCAGTTACCCTCAAGCCATGCAGCCTTCTTATTTGGGTCAGTAATGCTCTCCAGTTCCAAGACGTATTCAGGAGAAAGGAAACGGTTCTCTTTATAGGAACTAAAGATTCGCACTTGAGTCTTGGTAATTGGTTCGCGCTTTTGTGTACGAGGGTTAAATACCTCTTTTGTCATTCGCACAACATGCCCGGCAGGTGCCGGGTCAATAAAGCGAAGTTTCACCCAGTTGTGACCAACACCGTAAGGGTTGGTAGTAGAGAAAACAACTAGAGGAAGTTCTGGTAGCCAACCACCAATAACGTTTCCATTTTCATCAAATGTAAGGCATTCGTCAGGGGTGTGTTCTCTTGGAAGGAAAGAGGAACGGTTACACGACATCATCATGTCGTAGAGGTTGGAGTTTGGTTGCTTGGTAAGTTCGTTCCACCCAATGAACGGGAACTCTTGCCCATGGTACTTCCAATAATCGTCTTCTGTTTTCATCTGGCGAAACAGAAGCTCTTCCCCTGTTGGCCAAACCCATTTGTAGTCTCCGCCACCCTTGAGAAATTTAGCACCGTCATTGAACTGCTTAAACCAGCGCTGGCTCTTTACAATAAGGTCATCGAGGTTCTTATATTCTCGGTCAAAGATAACACCACGCCAAAAGATACCATAACCAATACCAACGAAGCGACGGAAAAACATGATTTGGTTGTCCGTCTTTCCACCACCCCGAGTTCCTTCCATCAAGATATGGTGACACGGGCACGAAATAGCTAAAGTTTGGGAACCCTTTTGCGGTTCCCAAATGACCTTCACGTTATCAGGAAGTGTTGCTTTATTCATTAGGAGTCGCTTTAAGTAGACGCATAATAACAATAAGGTTAAACGCATCCAGCAGTCTCCAAACTAGCGACTCAAGATCGCGAATGTCGTCAACTGGACGGCTCATAGTGTAACTGTGCATTACTACGAGCCCCATTGCAAGAAATAATGGCGTTATCACCACTTGCCGCATACCATGACTTTTTACCTTGTGAAACTTATAACTGGACGCCACCATGAGCGCCACAGTCAAGACAACATTGAAGGCAGATAAAGCTGCAAATACTGTCATTCTTTTTTGCTCCAAGGAAGGAACTTCGTAAGCAACGACGGGTCTTCCTTGAGGCGGCTACCAATGATCTGCAATGTCTGCATAATCACGTCTGAGAGAAATGCAGCGATGAAAACGTAGAGGGCAACTGTGCTTGCTTCCACCTTATCACCGTAGGTCTCAACAAACAGATAACTGCACGCAGATGCAGCCAGCATTGACCGGAAGACCGTGAACCAAGTCTCCTTTTCTTTGCTGTAGAGCTTTCCAAGTAAAGCGCCAAGCAGGGCTACAACTAAAGGAACCGCGTGCTTGGTAACTTCTTGCTCCAAGTCATTTCGCATTGTACCCGCCCTTGGTATCGTTGCAAGTCATCCCAAGCTTGGCAAGGTCTACGCATTTGCTGTCCAAAGACTTAACGCGCTTTGTTTGCTCTTGGGTATTTGCGGTCTTATAATCAAGATAATTATTAAAAGACCATGCTCCCGCGAAGAGTGAGCCAATGTACGCCCACAAGAACGCCTTTTTGAGTTCGTCGTTCATTATTTTATACCCTGTTGGGGTTCTACACGGATGCTTCTTTCTAAAGCATCATACGAGGCTTCACAGGCTAATCCAGCAGCTCTTGCTCTGTCATAAGCTGCTGCCAACTCTCCCGCTCTTTTATCAGCCCGCTCGAACAGTTCGGCGAGCACCATTCCGGAGGGGGGTGTTGCCGAGCTACTGATGGGAGCTTTGGGGCTGTTATTGCAAGCGGCAAGCTTTGCTGCCAACTCACGGGCTTGCTTGCGCATCCCAATAGCACCAAGCTCAGCAGCGTTGGCAGCACTGTTCGCCATACCAATCTGCTTTTCAGCATTTGAAATCACCTCATCGTTCTGTTTTTGAAGAAGTTGGTCTTTTTCGCGAAGCTGGGTTAGCAATTCAACATTTTTGTCGCTAAGGGTTTTGGCCTCCTTGTTCCACTTGGCCTCCCAGAAGGCGTCCCGCACGTTGCAACCATGGGTGTACGATAACCACAGTGCTCCAGCTAAGCCTGCCACCATAAGAAGGTATTTGGTTGCTAGGTTCATTTCAGTTCCCAAGCAAGTTTGAGAGCTTGCTTAGCGGGCAGACCGTCAAACAGAAGTTGCTCCCCGTAGCGGCGGCGGCGCAAGCCAAGCATTACCTTCCCGTCGTTCTTATTCCACTTGGCAAACTCCGCTCGCGCCCCAGCATAATCCCCAGAGTTCAGCTTGCGCAGCAATGTGGAGTCACCAAGCCCTTCTGCAATAGTGTCTGCGTCAATGTCCAAGCCAACGTTGTAAGCGAAAGACACGATCGCGTCGAACTGCCCTTGTGTTAAAGGTGTGGTAACAAGGAGGTTGACCCCGGCAACTGTTGAGGCAGTATCCTTAAGGAAAGCTTGGTCTGCCTGTTCCTGCGTCCACTTCAAACCTTTAACTACTTCCGGCCCGGTGTGGCCCCAACCAATAGTCCAAGGTTTTCCGTCTTTGCTACCGGGGTCAGGGTAAGCGGTAAGCCCACATGTTTCAAACCCGTGAATAAATTCAACACCATTAGAAGAAAGTTGCATATCGTACCTCAGTGGCGAATGTCTTGCTTAAGCTGGTCTTGCTGAACCATGGCAGCTTGCTCCCAACTATCAACAGAACCAATAGCCGGAACCACCATAACGTTGGTCTTCAGGTTACCATCGTTACCCGAGCCAACCTTGAAGATTTCGGCAAGCTTATTCAGAGCACCGATACGGGCCTGTTGTTTACTTCCTGGGCTGTAGTCAAAAGCTTCTTTGATAAGGCCATTAATGATGCGTTGCTCGATTGCCTTGGCTTCATCAATACCCATGCGGTGGCAGGTTTCGGAGCTGGTTTGAGCCATACCAAAACCAACTTCGTTGTAATCGGCAATCTTGCGGGCGACGTAAGGTTCACTGAGCATGGCTTTAGAAAAATCTAGAGCATTCTGCCCGCTGTAACCCATACGTACACCAGCGGCATACATATTAGAGTCACGCAGGTATTCCAGCACGAATTTATCGCGCAGCGCCTTTTCTTCAATGCTGTAAAGGCGCTCATTAGTGGGGATGTCGTCTACTTCCAATTGCTCGCTCATATTGCGCCCGCCGTTGCTCATTTTCTGCATAGTATAACAAGGACAAAGCGGGCGCAACCTGTGGCAACTTTGTCTAGCTTTCGATTATTTTAGAAACAATGCGAAATTCGCTAACAAGATATGAATGCAACTTAGATTTGTTGATCATTTTAGCAACACGGTCACCACTTGCTTCATCTTTAATGGTGTGGCGGTTTTGCTGGAACAGTTTGAAAGCTTCTTCCGCCCAACTACGGCGGGAAGGGTTACTGTCAAACCGTACAGAACAGTTCTTAGAGTTTGCCCGTTGCAAAGAAATAGATACCAAGCCAAGTTGAATAAGTTGGTTAACAATTCTGGCGTCCATTGGGATGTCTGTCCGGTTGTAAACCCAAACCAAGTATTCAACCCCATCTTGGCGCGCAAGCAACTCAGCACCAGTAAAATTTTCAAAACGGCCAAACCCAAGCGGTTCAGTCAACTGTACTTCGTTAGCCATAAGGCCCCCTGTGCGTTTTGGGTGGCTCCCGTATGGGGTAGCCTACCCGGCGTGTTAAACGTGGCCTGTGCGCGATTGGCGCAGCATATGGCCTATATAGTGTAACCACAATTGGTTGGCCTCGTTTGGCCGCCCAATTATGCCTTACAG